TGCAGCAGGTTCTGAATGTAGGCCTCGATGTTGAACATCGAATCCTGGATCAGTTCGAACGGCAGCGCGATCGACTTCGACGAGTACTTGTACACGTCCATCGACGCCTGGCCGAAGCCGGTGTCACCGCTGCCGGCGCTCGCGCTCTGGCCGACGATCTCGCCTTCCTCGCTGGTCGAGTCCGCGGTCGGGAACAGCATCTGCGCGCCGGTCGAGGTCTGGATGCCGCTGGCAACGCTGCGCACCGAGAAGGCGGCCTTCATGGCCTGGATCAGCGTCTTGTTGAACTCGGTGGCTACGGTGTAGCCGCCTTCGGAGCCGGTGGTGGTCGACATCGCGGCGCGGATGTCGTGGTTCACGCGCGCGTTCATTGCGCTGCGCTGCTCGGCGGTAAGGGCCGACAAGCCGCCCGACAGCATGGCGCGCAGCGCGGCGCTTTCGTCGGCGTCACGCACGCCACCGCGATACGCCGCTTGCATGGCGGCGTCATGCTGGGCGTCCGGGTTATCGCCGGCGATCTGCGCGATGCGCTGCTCGCGCGCGATCTCGGCGTCGATCACCTCGACTTCTGCCAGGAAGCCGTCCAGCTGGGCAGCTTCGGCGGCCGGCATGCGCTGGTCAGCCGGGTATTTATTGTTCAGGTCGTGGGCCTTCTTGGCCACGGCGTCGCGCTGGGCGCGCAGTTGTGCGAGCTTGCTCATGTATTACCTTTCGGTGGGTGGTCCGCTCTCGCGGCCTGGTTGGGGCGAAAAAAAAGCCGCTCGAAGGCGGCTGGCTTAGTGGCGCGAGAGCGTCAGCTAACTTGCAATGCGGGCCAGCATCGAGATGCGTTGCTGCTGGCGGGCGCGGTGTTCGGCGGTAGCGACCGGGTCGACCTGGTCGGGCTCCTTGTTTTCGATCTTCGGTGCCTTGGCGTAGGCGCTCATGTTCCAGGAGGCCTCGGCCTTCTTGCCGGCGGCGATGCGGTCGACCAGGCCGGCGGCCACCGCTTCCTCGGCGGTGTACCAGGTCTCGGCGTCCATCGCGGCGCGCACGTCCTCGACGTCCATGCCGCTTTTCGCCGCATACTGGCCTGCCAGGCTGCTGTCGATTTTCCCGAGCAGGACGGCCGTGGCGGTCAGGTCGTTGGCGTTGCCCATCGCCCAGGTCCAGGCGTTGTGGATCATGAAGAAGCCGCCAGCGGCGATCTCGACTTCATCGGCCGCGATCGAGATCACGGTGGCCGCGCTGGCGGCATAGCCGTCGATGTGCGCGATCACCTTGGCGCCGGTGTCGCGGATCGCCTGGCAGATGGTCTGCGCTGCGAACACATCGCCGCCCGGGCTGTTGATGCGCAGGTGGACCGTGCCGCCCTTGATGTTGCGGATGGCCGGCACCAGGGCCTCAGCAGAGACGCCGCCCCACCAGTACGCGGTGTCATCGTCGGCCACGATCGCGTCGTAGATGTAGATTTCGGTCTCGTCCGCGCTTGCGACGATCCGCGACTGCGGCAGGCGGTCAGGCCGTTTCTTGTTGCTCGCCAGGAGCTGAGTCAGGTTTTTCGGCACTCGTGCCTCCATTCGTTTTTAAATTCTGGTTCTTTGGCATGTTCTCGAGGCGACGCACCTCATCGACGTCCATAAACGGCATCTCGCCGGCCCGGCCCAGCGCGACGCGGTATGCGTCGTAGCGCCCCTTCAGGTCGCCGCGTTCGAGCGCCGCGGTGATGTGCTCGACGAAGAACCGGTCGCGCACAGGCCAGAACTTGCTGTTCAGTTCCTGAACGATCGGCGTCAGGTGTCGCTGCAGCGTGTAGCGCACGAAGCCCATGCCCTGCTGCGCGACGCCGGTGCCCCAGTTCGAGACAGCGCCCCCGTGGCCGACCATGGACGGCGGCACGCCGAAGATGCGGCAGATTTCTTCGACCGTGAACAGGCGGGTTGCCAGGATCTCGGCATCCTTCGAGTTCACGCTGAGCTGCGCCGGCTCCAGGCCGCCGCCCAAAATCAGCGGGCCGCGCCCGCCGTTCTGCACGCGCGCGAGTAGTGAAGCCTTCAGCTGCTCGAGCTGTTCCTTGTCCAGCTTCGACGCGGTCTTCAGCGCGTAGTCGAAGTTCGCCCCGCCCGAGAAGAACTTCCCGACATGCTGCTGCGCCGCCAGCGCCGTGCCGATCGCTTCCAGCGCGGCGTAGGTCAGCGGGCTCGGACTGGTGAGGCCGTCGAAGCCCAGGCTCGGCAGGTGGATGATGTCGGCCCGGTCCAGGACATATGCCGGCGCGTCGCCAGGCGTGATCCGGTACCGCACCACCTTGCCGTCCTTAAACGGGGTAACGGTGTGGCGCAGCAGCGGCTTCCAGCCGATCACACGGTTCGTCCCGAAATGCGGGCGAATCAGTTCGCCGAAGCCATCGCCATGCGACAGCTTCGACAGGATGATGGCCTCCCAGGCGGCGGCCGACGTCCAGCCGTCGCTGGCCTTCTCGTTCAGCATCCACCAGTATTCATGGTCGGCCGAATCGCGCTCGTTGCCCTTGCGCTCGTAGATGCCGATCGGCAGCGTGGCAATGGCGCCGGCGACGAGCGACATACAGCCATAGGCCGCCGAGACGCGCATGCCGGTCTCGGCCGTCACCGCGGCGCCGGACGACGAGCGGTGCGCGGCGCCCAACAGGTTCGCCAGCTCGCTCATCGACAGATCGCTGTGCGAGTTCTCGCCCAGGGCGGCAATCCCCGCCCGCTCCGCGCCGCCATCGCGACCGGCCAGCCAGGAGCCCAGCACGCGCGACGGCTGCGCAGTGGCTTCCAGGTTCAGTAGTTTTCCGGTCATTTAAAAGTCCAAGAAGTAAATTTCAGGTGCCGTCTCGGCCTCGGGCTCCAGCATGTTCACCAGGCCGGCCGCCATCACCGCAGCGATGATCAAGTCGATGCGGCCGGTGGCCTTTGCCTTGTCCAGCTTCCGGTTGCCCGCGGCGTCCGAGTCGGTCACCGCGTTGCCGGCGCACATGGTCAGCACCTTGTGGCCGTTGTGCACCAGATCGCCGTTGAGCAGCATCGTTTCGAACTGCTCGATGGCAGGGCTCATGTCCTTGTAGCCCTGGCCGAATTCCTTCATCGGCGGCAGGGTGATGCCGTCGTCGACCGCCATCTGGATCAGGTCAGCCATGCGCCAGCGGTCATACGCGCACACGATGACTTCGAAGAAGTCGCTTAGGCCGGACAGCCTTTGCAGGATGATCCGCTTGCTGATCGCGCGCCCTGGTGTCGTATCGAGGTAGCCCTCGGCCACCCACTGCACATACGGCACTCGATCCTGGTCGGCGCGCCGCTGCAGGTCTGCATCCGGCAGCCAGGCGTAGGGCACGAGTTTCCACGGCTCGCCCGGCTCTACTGGCTCGACCAGGAACACTAGCCCCGTCAAGTCGGTCGTGCTCGCAAGGTCCATCGCCGCGATGGCGCGGCGGCCGCGCAGCTGCTCCACCTCGTATTCCCGCTTCGCTGCTTTCCAGATCTCGTGGCTGATCCACGGCGACTCGGCGTCCGTCCACTGGCAGAAGTTCAAGCGGCGGACAATGGCCTCTTTCGAGGGCATGCCCTTCGCTTCGGTCACCTGCTCACGCAGGTATTTGTAGCCGGGTAGGTTCGCATCCTGCAGGCTGGGGTTCGCCTTCGGCCAGCAGGTCTCGTCGTTGAACGGGTCATCCCCTTCATCGAGCGAACAGATGTAGGGGAAAAACGAATCGTCGATCGACTCGCCGGCGGCCACCTTCGCGCCGTATTCGTGGTATCCCCAGCACGGCGTGTTGCGGCCGCTGCCCGCGTTGGTGATGATGAAGATCAGCGCCTGGCGCCGGCTCTTCGTCCCGGCCCGCATCATCTCGAGCACGGTACCTGTCTTGTGCTCGTGGAACTCGTCGATCAGCGAGACGTGCGGGCGTGGGCCCGACTGGCCATCGTCGCTACTCACCGGCCGGAAGAACGAACCAGTCTGCAGGTAGGCCAGGTTCCAGGCCTTCTCGCCGGTGCCGCTCTTCGTCAGGCGTTTGCGCAGCTCCGGCGAATGGTCGTACATGGCGACCGCATCGCGGAACAGGATCATCGCCTGGTCCTTCTTCGTCGCTGCCGAGTAGACCTCGGCGCGCGCCTCGCCATCGGCCACCAGGCCCTTCATGCCGACGCCGGCGGCCAGCGGCGACTTGCCGCTACCTTTCGCCGTCTCGACGTACACCACGCGGAAGCGCCGGTAACCGTCGGCGCCCTTCCATCCGAAGATGCTGCCGACCACGAACTGCTGCCAGGGCAGCAGCTCGAACGGTAGGCCTTCGAAGTCGCCGCCGTTCAGCTTCAGGATGTCGCGGTAGAAGCCGATCGCCTTCTTCGCTTCCGCCAGGTCCCAGACCAGGCCGCGTTTGCCGCCCTCGGCGATGTCGGCCAGGTGACGTGCGCACTGGTCACGGACGTGGGGCCCGGCGATGCGCGTGCCGTCGACGACGGCCTGTGCGTACGCGGTGACCGGGTCATCAGAAGTAGCCGGCGAGCGGGTCTTTCTTTTTGTCGCCATCCGGCAGCTCCACTGTGACTTTGCTGCGGGCCGCCGGCGTCAGGCCGAATTCGACCAGGTAGCTCTTGAACTGGGCGTCAGCCGCGCGCAGCTGGTTCACCGCGGGGTTGTTCTTGATAAGGGTGTTGCTGTTCTGGTCGATCGTCGTGTACGTCCGGCCGTCGCGCTCGATCAGCTCGCGGCACGCCAGGATGTCGGCGTAGCAGTCGACCAGCCGCTCGAGCGCCAAGCCGTCGGCTTCGGTCAGCACGCCCATGCCGCGCAGCAGTGTGGATAACTTCTTCCAGACCAGCTTCGCCTTGGCATCGAGGTGCGCCGGACAGGTGGGCGCCTTGGTGCGCGGCTTCGGTTCTTTCTTGTTGATGGCGCGCTTGCCGGCGTTACCCGTGACCAGCTTCAGCGCGGTCGGGATGGGTCGCCTGCCGGGCATTTGTTACTCCGGGAAAAAAAGTTTCAAAACGCGGGTGTAAAAAGGAATGTACTCGGACGGTCCCTAGGGGGTAGGCCTCTGGACTTTTGATACCCCCCCTGCCCTCAGGCTTGGACCGGCCAGCCGTCGGCCCCGATCACGGTGCGCGGGCGCTTGCGCTTACCCTGCTCGACCTCGGTCTTCTCGTCGTGGCACGGCCGGCAGATCGCCTGGAGGTTGCTCTCAGCGTCGATCTGTTCCGGCACCCAGTTCATCCTGGCCGCGTTGGCCTTGCTCACGATGTGGTCGACCGCGTATGCGACGGTGACCCGGCCGGCCTTGCGGCAGACCTGGCACAGGCCGTGGTCGCGCTCCATGATCCTGTTGCGCAGCTTCACCCAGGCGGCGCCGTAGCCGCGCTCGTGGCGGCTCTTCGTGCCCCAGACCATCAGCGACGCTTCTTCTTGCGTGCCGGCCGCTGCGGCGCGCACGGCAGCAGCTGGGCGATCTCCAGCACGGTCATGCCGACCTGGCCCCAGCCCTTGGCGCGCAGCAGGCGCCTGGCCTCGTAGCCGTCGGCAAGCAGGTTGCATACGTCGGCCAGGGCTTCAGGCTTGCTGACCGGGTAGCACATGGCCGGACGGTCAGGCACGACACTGCGGATGATTTGGTCGCGGTACATCTCGGCGAGCGGTTTCACGATTCCACCTCTCCAGCACGGACGCCGTAAATCCTGGCGATGTCGGCGGTCGTGACCACGGCGCGCCAGTCGCACCACAGTAGGCGCGAGGTGCGCCGCATGAACTCGGCGTGAGCCAGGTCGGTGCGCTGCTCCATCCAGGCGTCGAAGCCCATGGTCGCAGCCGTCGGCGTCGGGAAGATCAGGCTCTCGTCGATGACGATCAGCGGGATATCGCCCATGCGCTCGCACAGGATCTCGCCGGGCCGCAGCTGCGGACGCAGATGCACGACTGTGGCGCGGCCGGTCAGGTCGTCGCATTCGAGCACCTGCGGCTCGGCGCGGCGCAGTACGATCTCGCTACCGATCTGGACCCGTAGGCTTGGAATTGGCCGTTCCACGCTACTTCTCCCCGAAGCCGGGCACGTCACGGAACGTCGTCCTGTAGAAGTCGCAGAAGAAGGCGATCACCAGGATGCCGACGACAGTCCACAGCACGCCATATGCCCAGCCTGGCGCGCTCAGGCGGTCAAGCAGGAGCCACATGACGATTGCCAGGCCAACCGGCGAACGCATTGGCAGCGACGAATGCTTGATGGCGACCTTCTTCTTCATGGGATACCTCGGAAATAAAAAAGCCGCCAGCAGCGCGAACGCTACGGCGGCGAAATCCAGAGAGAGAGCTGGAGGAGACAATGTTAGTATGGAAACTCTTACAACTTAGGAGGGGAAATGAACACTACTTATTCCTTGAACCACGCCGTTGCGATCGTGAGTGCCGGGCTTCAGTCTGGCGCTATCCGTCTCAATGGAGCGACTACAGGAAACGCCAACGAAGAAAGCATTAAAGAAGACGCTAAATACCTCAATGGCTTGATCAACGCTATTGCTGACAACATCACTAAGCGTTCGTAAAAACAAAGCCCGCGGTCCGTTCGGAGGCGGGCTTGGGGCTCCCATGCTATCTGCGCGGTGAGCTAAAAAAGAACCCCGCCGATGCATGAAAGCGCAGAGGGCGGGGCCGTGTTGACTGGTCAATCTGTACGGACGTGCGACAGCATCAAAGGCTGGGGACTGTCGCGAGTTCCGGTTATCGGTGGCGCGGCGCGCACATTACGAGGCCGGAAGAATGAAGGCCTTCAGTTTACACGAATTGCTGGGCATTTGCTCAACAATGCAGCACATTTAATCGCAACCGGACACAGCGCGCAACTTGGCGCCGGCGCGGGCGGCGTGGCTGTCAACGATGCTGTGCAGCTCGCTGACCATGTTGAGCGTGTGCTCACGGACGAAGCCAGCGGCCATGGCCAGTTCGGCCTTGCCGGTGCCTGCGCATGACTTACAGGTGCGGCTCTCAATCACGCCGGTGCCGCCGCATGGCGCGCAGTTTCCGTCCAGCCAGTGGGCCAACGAATGCTCGGCCACCTTGCGATACAGCTTCTGTGCGGCGTCGGCATCCCAGGCGGTATTCTCCGGCACCCAGCGGCGCGCGCGCCCGCGCTTGATCACTTCTGCAGTCCACAAGCGCAGCAGCTGCGCAAGGTTGCCGGCGTTGCCTTCGAAGGCCTGGCGCGCGAGCGGATCGGCGAACTTTACGCGATGCAGCAGCGCCCCCAGATCGCCTGATACCTCAGCAGCAGCAAAGGCGGCGGCGAGCAGGGGCTCGGCCTGGTGGTGGCGCTCGTCGTCCTTGAGATTCGTAGCGCTCAAAGCGTGGACATAACGATCTGCGAATCCCATGGTAACTCCTCTATATAGACCTGCTGAGGTTACCATTCGCACGGGAAATTAATGCCTGTTCCGAACTTTTCCAAATGACAACGTGTTGCGCTACCGCAGCGGGGCGGATTCACCCGCCAGCTCGTGCACTGCGACAGCGGCATGCGGCACCTCTCCGTACGCCTTCCGCAGTTCGATCTGCACCACCTGAGCATCGTCATTCCATACGATGCCGTTGCACCCATCCTTCAGCCCCTTCAGCACGTTGTCCGCGTCGGGCTTCTTGGTCGCGCAGATCGTTCCGGCAATCGCCAGGGCGCGGCGCTTCTTCGACCAGCTCGAGGGGATTTCGAGCGAGAGGTCGACCACGAGTTTTACGGGCCGGGCCGTCGGAGGGCGACCGGCCATGGCGGCACCAGCGGTCTGCTGGACCAGAGCCTCGTAAGCAGCAGTCTTCCCAGGCGTGTACGCGACGACGCCCTTCCCCCTGCGCGCAAACTTTGGGCGGCCTTTGGGTACCGGCTGGCCGGGCACGATAAAGCGGATCATTGACGTGCCTCGATGGTCGTTGTCATGGCAGCAGACCCTTGAAGGTGATGGTGTAGTGAGTCGGGTTCCGGTCGGCGTAGCGGTCGATGATGTCGGCGGCGCCAGCGTTGAGGGTCGGGTAGAACGGCAGCGCGCGCGGCGGGCGGTCGTCCGTGAACTTCCCCTGCATCATCGCGTCGCGCAGCACCACGAGCGAAGTGATCGCCTTCGTCACGTGCGACATGCCCGAGTCTGGGTCCAGGTCCTCGCCCTCCCACCAAGCCATCAGGTGCCGCATCACGCCGTCGTAGTACACGGAGCCGCGCACGCCCACCACGCGGTAGTTGTGGCGGCCGTACTTGCTGGCGCCCTCCAGCATCGCCACGCCGATCTCGGCCAGCACCGTGGCCGGCACGGTCGACATCGGCACCTTGCGCACGCCGACCAGGTCCTTCGGGTTGGTCAGCTTCTCGCCGGCGGGCGCGTGGAGTGATTGCTTTTCGTGTGAATCGATCATTTCATCCCTTCGTTTCTGTTTTGACATCTTGTTTCGCTTGCTGCTTGTCGATCCATGCCTGGCGCGCGTCCCGACCCGCCCAGTCCCGGCTGAACCGCCGGCACGCCTCGGTGCTCCAGGCGAGGAACGGATTGATCAGCGGGGTGAAGGTGGCGTCGTAGCCCATGCACCGGCCCAGGCCACCCGGGCATGCTCCGGGTAGCCCTTCATCTTGAAGTGCGTGCACTGGGCGCAGATGTCGCCCGCCGGCGTGGTCATGCGGCCCTCGATGGCGGTGCTGGGCGAATCAGGGCCTTGAGGTTGAGCCCGGCCGGCATCATGCCGCGCTGCTCGGGCGCGTTGGCGACGGCATCGGTCGGGCGGATGCGCACCTGCGGGGCTGGCGGCTTGCCGCCGTTGTCGATCGCCTCGCGGATTCGGGCCTCCCAGGCCGCTGTCGACTCGCCACGGCGCGCCGGGCCGACGCCCACCTCGGCGGCCTTCGCCAGCTTCGCCGCCTCGCTCGCCCACCAGGCGCCGCCGGCGGCCGGCTTCGGCTGCTGAGCCGGCACAGTCCAGTCGGCGCCGTACCATTCGCCCGGCCCGAAGAATGTCGCCGCCTGCTTGATGAACTGCGGCTCGACGCGCATCGCTTTGACGTACGCGGCATACGCCTGCGCGCCGGTGAGCATCTGCGCGGCCGTGACGCCAGCCTTGATGCGGACGGCCCAGGCCTTGTGGGCGGCTTTCTTGCTGTCGCCGGGGCGATCGGGATACGCCTCCCAGACCGCCTCGAAGTCCGCCGGGTAGTCGTTCCGCTTCGGCTGGGTTGGTGCCGCGCCACCACGCAGGCACTCCAGTTCGTCCAGCAGCTCGACCACCGTCGACGACTTCAGGTGCACGCTCGGCGCGGCGGCCGCCAGCGCGCGCAGTGGAGAGTAGTCACGCATGGGCCACCTCCCCCGCCTGCTTCTGCTTCAGCTGCCACTTCGCCCACTCGCCCGCCACCCAGGTCACGCCCTTCGGCGTGAAGCGCGCTGCGTTGTAGGCGTGCCCGCTCACCTGGGCGGTGCCGGCCTTGACGCAGAAGCGGCCCGCGGTGATGTGCTGGGCGTGCGGCGTGAGCTCGCGCCCAAGCCGGTACAGGATCTTCTCGTCGAGCAGGAACTCGCGGAACTGGTTCTCGTTGGCGCCCAGCAGCTTGGCCACCTGGCGGAAACCCTTCGTGCCGGTCGAATCGGCGTAACGCTCCACGAACTCCACCGCCGGCGCCGCGGCCTGCAGCTGCGCGGCCTGGGCGGTGATGATGTCCTGCTGGTCGGCCGCCAAGCGCAGCGCATCGGCGAACGATTGCGGCAGCGCCGGCGCCGGCGCGGCAGCTTCCAGCTCCATCCAGCGATCGATGATCCGCGCGCGCAGCACGGCGTTGTAGCCCGAGACCACCACCAGGCAGTCGCGACGGCACAGGTCATAGACCATCGTCGGGCGGCCGCCGCCGTCGGGCAGGTGCGGCCGAGCAGTATTACGACCAAGTCGTAAAACCCCCTCGTTGATCAGGCGCTCGATCGTGGCGATGACGTCGTTGTGGCGCGCCTCGCAAATGTCGGCGATCTCGCGGCTCGACATCGTCTGCCCGGTGGCGCCGGCGTTATGCAGATTCAGCATGCTTCCCATGTCGTTTCCTTTCTTATATAGGAGCCGCGTCAGGCGGCGTCCTTCTCTACGTGTTGGGGCTTCAGGGTGCCGGTGCGGGCGATGGGGGAGCGGATCATGCGGCCTCCAGAAGGTCGGCCTGCACGTATTTGCGCTTCCAGCTCGGCGCGCACTGGATTGCGTCCCAGGTGTCGGCCATCTCGCGCGGGTTGTTCTTGCGGTTGTGGTTGCGCGCGATATCCGTGCTGTCCACGCTGGCGAACGGGTAGCCCCATCGGGCGGCGTTCATCCCGCGCAGCATGTGCAGCCAGGTCGGCACGCGGCCGGTCCGGCAGATCGAGTTCATCGCCAGTGTCATGCGGGAGTGCCACATGTCCGAGCCGACGACGCGGTACTGTGCGGATGACCCGATGCAGACGCGCTCCCATTCGTCGCACAGGCGCATCAGGCGCTCGATCGGCTCGTGCATGTGCCACACCGGGGCGCCGCGCTGGCCGTGCGGCCACTGCTGGATCAAGGCGTCATTGGCCTCGGCATCACCCATGATGACGTCGGGGATCACGGCCCAGGTCGTGCGGTAATCGAGCCATTTCTCGGCCCAGGTGTAGAAAGCGGGCCAGTCCGGCGTGCCGCCCTTGTTCCAGATGGTGAAGGCGCCGTTGTCGAGCATGACGCTCTGGCCAAAGCGGTGGCACCACTCGACGTCATCCGGCCGCGCGAACGAGACGCAGAAGCAGCGGCCGGCGAGCTGGACGATGACTACTCGGGGCGTGATCGGTGTGCCATGGTAGTGGATCGTCATGCGTCCTCCCGGATCGTCTCGATGTCGACGCCGTGGTGATGGGCGCGCAGCACCTGGCGGCCACCGAACCGGCGGTGCAGTTCGTCGGCGATCTGCTCGTGGTAGCCCTGCTTGATGAGTGCGGTAGCGGTAACGATGTGCTCCACCTGAATCATGCGGGCGCCAGCTTCGATGCGCAGGGTGTAGATGATCGGCTGGCTGTTGTTCGGGCACGCGGCCACGAACTGGCGGGTGTAAATGTTCATGCTGTCTCCGTTTCTTTCTTGTTATCGCTGTGCTGCGCCAAATACGCCTTCCTCTCGCCGATCTGCCCGGCCGGAGCCAGCAGCGCAACGCACTCGGCCAGCAGCTCGCGCTGGGTGCCGTACCTCGCCTCGAAGCGCGCCTTGTACGGGTGCACCGCGATCAGCGTCGTGTTCGGCCCGGTGCCGTCCTGGTGGTGGCCCGCGCACAGCGGCAGCACCAGGAGGTGCGCACCCGGCTTCGTGCGGCCGTCGATGTGGTGGATGCTCACGTCCGGGTTGTGCCAGCCATCCTTCCGGCATGCCACGCAGCCCAGTCCGGCGATCGCATCCATGAAACGCGCTTCCTCGGCGGTCGGCGGGCGGCCCTTGAAGCCGCGCGACTTGATCGGCTTCGGCGCCCTGGCGCGGGCCTTGGCCTGGGTGGCGGCCACGCGCAGCAGCCCCGGGCGGGCCGCCGGCGCCTTGACGTTGGCGCGCGGCATTGGCGTCTTGCGCTGCAGCGGCTTGCCGGGCTTGAGCGGCGTGCGGCGCATCAGGCCTTGCCCCCGCTCAGGTGCTTGAAGCCGAAGCCCGCCGGCCGCTGGAAGCGTGGATCCACCTCGCGGATGCCGCGCGAATTCAGCATGTACGCCTTGCGCAGCGGCGGGCGGTCGAAGGCGTTGAAGGCTTCGCGCGGCGCGGCGACCTCGCCCATCGGCTTGACCCGGACGATCCCGGCCCGACGGTCGTAGTGCGCGCGCGCCAGGTCGCTGCAGTCGATCCGGCCGTCCTGGATGGTCGTGAGCCAGCCGGTGCGCAGGCCGCGCTGCACCGCCTCGACCTGCTGGTCTGGAGTTCCGCGGGCCGCGACCTGGACGGCCAGGATGCTGTCCGGCTGCGGGCCGTGGTTGTAGAGGTAGGTGCCCATCAGGTCGGGCATCGATCCGGGCTTCGGGCGGTACTTCGCAGTCTCAGCCATCACCGAGCCCTCCCGATCGTGAAGCGGGCGAATGCGCAGCCGCCGGCGTGGGCGTCGCCTACAAGGCGGCCACAGGCGACACAGCGCGGCATGGAGTGGGCGATGTAGATCATGCGCGCACCTCCTGGCGGCCGGCGCCGAAGAACGCGGCCACCAGCGGATCGCGCATCGGCGGCGTGCGGTTCAGGCGGATCGAGAACTGTACGTCGTGCTTCATCAGGTGCACGTGGCGGGTCGAGTCGCGCATGGCGACGCTGATCGCCGACCTCGAGGCCTTGGCTGCGCGGGTGGGCGCGCTCACCTCAAGGTCGGCCAGGTAGGCGCGTGCCTGATCTTCGGTAACGGCCAGGGTGAAGACCCGGCGCACGACCGAGACGGCGCCATCGAGCGGCACGGCCAGGGCGATGATGCCGGCGCCGCTCAGCTCGCGCACGTACTTGCGCGCGCCGGCCGGGCTGAGGCCCAGGACTTCGGCCAGCTCGGCGCCGGGCAGATCGCCGGCCAGCAGCGAGGTGACCGCGGCGCGCAGGCGCTCGATGCGCTGGACGGTCTGGCGGTGGGTGACGTGGCGGGCGCGGGTCATGCTGCGCTCCGAGCAACGGCGAAGTCCGCGTCCGTCAGGGTGTGACGGTAGATGGTGGCGGCCTTGTAGACGACGTCGCCGGGGCGCAGCCAGTCGTTCTGCTGCACCAGGTCTTCGAGCGAAGTCGCGGTGAACGGTTCGATCAGGACGGACCACAGGTCGACCGCCGACATGCCGGAGGCAGCCAGCTGCGCGGCACCGACGACGCTGAAGCCCAAGTCTTCGGCGCGCTTGACCTGGGCGAACAGGTCGCGCACAGCGCTGTGGTGGTCGGCGTCGATGCAGACGC